GTTCTATCGCAAGGAAGACGGTTCTGTATGGGCCGACCTGACTCCGGAAGGTTTGGATCACAAATTGCTGCTCCGTGTGTGACGGACAATTCCCCAAAAATGTACGCGAGTGGCGGACACAGCTTTTCAGTTCTGTCCGCGATAGACAAACACAAACCGCCCAGTCTGTCCTCGGCGAACGCACACTAAACCAAACATATGTTCGAAATGGCTTCGCTCCCTCCGGTCGCTCCGCCCATGAGTTAGTAGCATTTAACTCCGACGGGAACAAAGTTAGTTCCAACTAACTCACTCGCGAAAAAGAGGGCAACCGAAGTCACCCTCTCACAGAAAATCACTTTTCAATTTCTTTTCTAAGTTCTTTATCATATCTAAGAAGTTCTGCACAAACACTCACAAGAAGTTTGTCTAACTCTTCATTAGTTTTTACATATGTCATAGCGTCAATAGTTTCTTTCAATTTATCCCTAGCGTTGTAAACTTTCAAGTTCATATCTTTTTAACCTCTCATTCTCTAAAAATTCATTCCAATTTCCAACAGATGCCAAAATGTACATATACTCAGCCGAAAGACCGATTTCATATGTTGATTCTCGTAACACAATATTTGAACGAATTTCAATTCTATGTTCTGGCGAATCACCCGGATAGTAAGTTCCGTAATCACAGTCATTGTAGACTGATTCCAACTTACCCGTATCACGGAATATGAAGCCAACATTGAAGTTTTCAATCTTTTCCATTTCTCTTGCCCCTGCTTTTTTCGGTACGCCTGCAATTGTGATTCCAAATGTTCCATCTTCATGTACGTATGCATATTTTTTCGCTCCTAATGTTTTGAATTTTTTGTATGTTTCTTCGTATTCATACACTCCCAAGTAGTGTACTATACCTTTTTTATCGGTGGCATAACCATTATTGCTTATACTTAATTCTTTCAGTCCCTTGTTGTACTCTTCTATTTTCCGAATAATTCTCTTATAATCATCACGAACAAGAAACTTAACTGAATCAGTATCACAATATACAAAATTATCTCCCACAATGTTTATCATCTCCTTGAGTTTTAACCTTGCCCAAGCAGTCACCCAACAACCCCATGCATACAGAAGAAATGCTTTCTTGTTGTATTTCTCAAGTTTTTCTCCTATGTCTACAATCTCTTCAAGTTTAAATGCCTGTTCCGGTTCATCCATGTAGATAACATCTGGTTTCACAGGGTTCTGAGCGCACATTCCGTATAGCGAATTGATTAGCTCTTTACTCCTCATGTAGTTTAACTCTTGACCCTCAACGTTCTTGAGTGATGTTTTCTTGTGAAACAAGTCAATGACCAGATCTCTAAATGTTCGTGGTAAATACCCGTATTTTGCAATATACACTTGACTAATCTCGACTTCACCAACATATTCACTCTTGACTATCTTCCAATCAATATCATTAAACACATACACAGCCTTATCAGCACTCAGTACCCTGCCATTATCAACAACTTGACCACTTATCTCAACAGCCTTGTCAAGACTGAGGTATGGTGCACCATAGTATATATCCCTCTGTTGTAGATGTGCGATAGTGAACACAGCAATGAAACAACAATCTCTGACTTTGCATTTCCGTTCGAGTTCTTCTATGTCAGTTATCATTCTCGGTGTGAATGCACTCATAGGGAATCTATAATTAAGCATAACATCTGGATAACTACTTGCCCTATCAAAACTTGCTACGTTTTCAAGTATCTGATTAACATGATACCTATTAGCGTGTGTATCACCACCACGAAATTCGAGTCTTAACAGTCTATACACATCTTCATTGCACATCATGGCGTGAAGCTGATTATAGTTGTATGACTTCATTGCATTCTTAGCAAGCCGTCTGACATATCCCGTAGAGGTAAGTGGTAACGAATAGAGTGTGTCATTTTCCATTTTCATTCGTACCCTCATAGCTTCAAGTAAACCAACAACGTCATTACAGCAATATTGCAATTCCTCTTGTGTCATTTCAGTCCATGGGAAACGTTTCTTAGAGTAGTCAAAAATAACCCCACTGAGCTTCTGATGCACAACACCCATGTCTTTTGTAAATGCGTCAAGGCTTTTGTTAGTCTGTATATAAGAACAGCGGAACTGTATTCCGTCAATGTCTGCTCTCACAACCTTTCGTGACTTGAGTGAGAATACTTTGTCTTTCACAAAGGGAAGCCAATGTCTCAAGAACTGAAATTCATAACTCAAGTTATGCACCCATATCATTATGGTGATACCGTCATGGTAGAAGCTGTTTAGCAACTCAATAAACTCATCCCATGTCCTACCAAAACAATACCAGATATTATCTGTTCTCAAGTCCATTACAGCAAATTGCCAGATATACATGATACTCTGTTCAATTTCATCCAGATAAGTAGTTTCAATGTCAAAAGCGCACATACAGTTGCGAAACAATGTCTTATCAACTTTTTTCCGTCTGTTGTAGTTTCTGGCAATCGGAATATCTCTGATAATACTAGAAAGATACTCTTTTTGGACTTCTTTTACGAAACTCTGACTCAAATTCTCTATACCTCTCAATTATCTGTTCTGGTTTCTCGTCTGAGTGTTCCAGAAATATGTCTACAGCCTTGTCACTGTCGTAGATTATATCCTGTGAATGCTCACGAACTCGTTCCATGAACTCATAGAATTTTGATGCCCGTCGGTAGTTTTTAAAGTAGTCAGTACCGAAAGTCTCATTAAGAAGTTTTATAGCCTTTTTTCTTGCACGTTTCCTTTCGGCAATGACAAATGTCTTGTTTTTTAACGCCGCTTCTGCTTCACGGATTGCCATTTCCAGATTCCTTTTAGAACCAACCTTAGACACACTAGGTATTCTAGGTTCTATATATGCCCTGGCTTTTTCAACGTCTTTCGCATAAGCACTTTTAGACACAGTTTTTATCTGTTTTACAAGTTTATTCCTCAACTCTCTATACTTGACTTCAAGCTGTATTCTACTTGCAGATTTCTTTGCCATATTTTCCACACTCCTTATTTAAGAGGGAGAGTATAACATTCTCCCTCAAAACGATCATTAATGTATTACTTCTAGAAGTCCCTAACTTCTCTGACAGGGAATCAAGGTTGTTTAATATTTGTTCGTCGAAGTTGATACTCACAGTTTTCATTTCTTTCTCCTTTCATCCAAACCGAACACTATCATTCCTACCATATAGCCTACAACAAAACCTAGCATTAAAAGACTCATTTTATAATCACTTCAAAAAAAACAATATCTATAATGTCATTTTCCCATATACTAGCAGATAACATACCCTCATTATCTTTCACGTAGACAGTATATCCCGTATTATCTTTTTTAATTTCGAGATTGCCGTAGTGAACGTAGAAATGAAGATAATTAACTTTTAATGCTAATGTATGGTAATCCTTAGTGTTTTCAAGTTCCTCTAATTTTTTTCTTATTTCCTGTTTACTCATTTTTAATCTCCTTATTATTTAGCTAGTTTCCTGTTACAAGTATATAATACCACGCTTATTGTTGAATGTCAATAACCAATTCGAAAAAATTGCTGACAAACCAAAAATATTATGCTATTATAATAATGCACTCAAGAAGTACACAGAAATGACACTATAATAAGAAAAGGAGTGAAACAAAATGGTTAGAACTATCACAACCACAGTAATGAATCTGCACTACAGAGAGCAGGATTCGGATGAAATCAAAGTAGCTACGCGTGAATTTATCGGAACTACGTGGACTCAGACAAAAATGTATAATGATATGAAAAAAGATAAACTTATTCCGGCAGGTGCGACTGTGGAAAATATTACTACTGAGTCAAAATTCTGTACATACCACCTCACAGACGAAAACTTCGTCAAGGCAGCGATCAAGGAACTCGAAGACAGCGAAGTACCATCAGAACCGACAGAAGAAGCAGATATGAAACCCGTAGTGGATTAACATTACAGCACAGCTTTTCGATCACTATTATAATCATTAATAACGTTTCACGTGAAACATTACATATATGTTTATCAAGTTAATGTTTCACGTGAAACATGAACAAAAAAAAGGAGAATAACATGGACATTATTAGAACAAATATTGCAGATAACGAATGGACTATGGATATATCTTATGATATGTTTGAATCACCGGACAGACTTCGGGGCACAGACCTTAAAGGTGAACAGGTACATATCGACAAATATTGTCTGTATGTGGAAGAAGACGCACAGGGCAATCCTACTAAAATCCTCACAGTATCAACGACTGAGGGACAGGTATTTGCAACTACATCTCCGGCGTTTATCCGTACATTTGACAGAATTATGGAACTGTCACGTAAATGCAAAGTATCAGATATATGCATTGAAATTGTTGCAGAACGTAGCAAGAACAACCGTGAGTACATCACCGCGAAATATGTCAAGTAAGAAGAAATCTGGCCTGTACACAGCACAAGGATATCTGGATGTTGAGAGGATAGTCAAAAAAGGCTATCCCTTTAACTTTATATGGGGTGGACGTGGTACGGGCAAGACATATGGTGGTCTGAAATATGCCTTAGAAGAACACAAGACTTTCATGTATTCTCGAACAAAACAGACACAGCTTGACAAAATCAAGAATAAAGAACTGTCTCCGCTTAAACCTATTAACGATGATTTGGGGTATAACATACAGCCCTATGCTATCAATAACATTGCCGGATATTATCACACCAAAGAGGATGAAGATGGAAAAACAACACCAGTGGGAAAACCAGTCGGTTATGGCTCTGCTATCACAACATTGTCAAACTTACGTGGATTCTCGGCAGAGGATGTTTCCCTCTGGATATGGGATGAATTTATCCCACAAAAAGGAGATAGAGTCCCCCGTGGCATTGCAGAATCGTTTCTGCATGGGTATGAAACAATGAACCGAAACAGGGAGTTAAAAGGACTACCACCTCTACAGGTGTTGTGCTTCTCAAACTCGGATAACGTAGGCTGTGAGTTGTTCGCCAGTCTGGGACTAATCCGTAAAGTTGCCGATATGTCGCGGAAACGACAAGAAACAGCTTTTCTCAAGTCAAGGGGAATAGCACTTTATAATCTGTGTAACAGTCCTATCTCAAAAGCTAAAGAAGAAACAGCACTCTATAAGATGGTAGGTAAGAACAGTGGCTTTTCACAGATGGCTCTGGGAAACGAATTTTACAATACGGACTACTCAGACGTAAGAACCCAAAACTTATCAGAATATCTTCCGTTAGTATTCTTTGAAGAAATTGCTATCTATGAACACAAGTCCTCAGATTTACTATACGTCTGCAAACATAAACAGGGTACACCAATTCGGACATTTATAGGCATAAATGAAAAGAACATCAAAGCATTTAAACGCTATTATGCTTGGATATGGAACATCAACTACCTCGAAGACAAAATCTATTTTGAGGATATAGAATCCAAATTCTTACTTGACAGCTATTTCCATATGTAGTACAATGTACTTGTAGGGAAACAAAAGTCCGTAGCACAAGGACACGCAGCGGAACTGTGGTGCATGGGTTCGTCCAACTCAAGAAACGGACTTCCCTACTTTAACTGTCAGCACATAGTTCCGAAAGAAAGTGGGTGAATGAATGGACTTAAATACAATCAGCACTATTTTTGCAAACCTTGGTGTGCCAGTATCTTGCCTCGCTGTGACGTTTTACCTTTGGTATCAGGAAATGCAGTCACACAAAGAAGAGGTAAACAAACTACAGGATGCACTCAACAACAACACACTGGTATTGCAGAAACTTCTTGACCGAATGGGAGAGGGGGATGCACATTGAACATATCAGCAGAAATCATTGCAAAAACAGCGGAACACACAAAAGGTTATATGCTTCACCCTCACACAGATGTGTATGGGGAAATGAAAGTAGACACTAAAAACCTTGACTTGATGTTACGCGATGCGCCAACATATGACAGCAATGTAATTGCATCTATGCCAAAAGGTAGCACGTTTTTCGGTTATGGTTTCACCGACTCAACTCTCAAATGGGTGTTAGGTCAGTATACCATGCCAGACGGAAAAATGATTGCAGGATTTGCACACATTGACTATTTAATAAAAATCAAAAATTAAAAAAGGAGAAACAAAGCTATGACAATGAATGACATTATCGCATTAGCTGGGGCAGGCTTTACGAAAGCCGACATTATGTCGCTTATGAACAGTCAGACTACAGTGCCGTATCAGACACCAACACCAGCACCAGCACCAGCACCGGCACCAGCACCAGCACCAGCACCAACACCAGCACCAGCACCAGCACCAGTGGTACAGCCACACATGGGAATGCCACCAGTTCCGGTGGGGGCGATGGCACAGCAGACAGTCACACCACCAGAATTATTACAGGCACAGCTTACAAATCCGGCAATGGCAGGACAGGCTCAGAGTCAGATGGTTGATTATGCTTTTCAGCAGGGAAATTACAGTGGGATGCCGACTCAGAGCGTGATGAACAGGCAGTTTCCAAACAATGACAAGTTGACCAATTCCATTAATGCACTGACCCGTGCGGTACAGGCGAATGGGATTGCACAGGATTTAACAGGTGGGAATCATGTTCCAACTGTTGATGAAATGACATCGAATATTATTAATCCGCCAGAGATTATAACAAGGAGATAAAAAGCATGGGATCAAATGTAAATATGGACAATACTAAACCTAATGTCTGTAATATTAACGGCGCAACTATTTTGAACGATATTATAAAACAGGCTACAGGACAGACAGATATCACTGCTCTTAATTCAGCGAATTTTATCACAGTAGCTACAACAGCCTTAGGAATTGCACCAGATTCTCTCTTAAATGCAATATCTCAGGTAATATCCAGAACTGTATTTTCAATCCGACCATACAATCGCAAGTTCGCAGGTTTGTTTGTTGATAACATGAAATGGGGCAATCATGTTCGTAAAATCAACATTGGAGATAAAGATTGGGAAAAAAATGTTTCATATGATTTAATTGATGGTCAGAGTATCGATGCAGATATCGTGAGCAAACCGGACATTTTACAGACCAATTTTTACAGTCAGTGTGCATATAGCAGGCACTATACTATCTTTCGTGACCAGTTAAACATTGCATTGCAGAATGAAGCAGAGTTTGAGCGTTTTTACACCATGCTTGTGCAGAACACTATGGATATGATTGAACAGTGTCACGAAAATACCGCCCGTGCTACCATTTGCAACTTAATTGGTGGCAAGGTAAAAGGTGATATATCTAATGTTATTCACCTTGTCGCAGAATACAACGCCGTGACAGGTCTTACACTCGACAGTAAAACAGTTAAGAAACCAGAAAATTTTGTTCCATTTTACAAATGGGCATTTTCCAGAATTAAAACTATCTCAAGTCTTATGACAGAGAGAAGTTTACAGTATCATATCAATATCACAGGGCATAAAATCATGCGTCACACTCCTGTTCAGAATCAGCGTTTATACCTTTACACTCCCGAAATGAATAATGTTGAAAGTTCGATATTCTCAAGTGTATTCAATGAGCAGTACCTTAAAATGATGGATTATGAGGGTGTGAATTTTTGGCAGTCAATCAAAACGCCTATGGAGATTAATATTGAAGCGTCTTATATCAATACGGCTGGAAGTATTATTTTCGACAGTAAAGGTACAGAAACATCTAACATTTTCGGCATTCTCATGGATGAGGAAGCGGCAGGAGTCACAACCTACGGTGCAAGAACCGCCGTTACTCCTTACAATGCAAGGGGTGAGTACACTAATGTTTGGTGGCACTTCAACGATCGATACTGGAATGACTTCACGGAAAATGCAGTTGTTTTCCTGTTAGATTGATATTTTTGGTTTCACGTGGGGCATTACTATAATGTTTCACGTGAAACATTTTCTGAGGTGATGCTATGAGTTTTGAAGTAAAATTATACAGAGTCAAGAAAAGGAAAAACAGCACTTTCATTCCAGACGGTGAAGCAGGAAGAACCTTGAATTGTGTAGTAAAAGAGGGAACAGGGGTGCTGACTCCTGTTATTACAATTGCTAATTCAGCGGAGACTTTCAATCCGTCCGTGTACAACATGGCATATATTGAAGCATTTTCAAGGTGGTACTGGATTACTGACTGGAAAAATGAAGATAATATGTGGACTTGTTCTCTTCGGGTTGATGTTCTGGCAACATATAAGACGGAAATAGCTGACTATAATTATTATATTTTGCGTTCATCAACTTCTTTTGACGGTGATATTATGGATACTTATTATCCGTATAAACCACAGGTTAATCGACATATTTCAACAGGAGAACCATTATGGCAATTGGAAAGTGGTCTTGATACAGCAGGAACGTTTGTGGTGAGTATTGTTAATAAATACGGTATCTCAAATTTTTATGCATTCACACCGCCTCAGTTTAAAGCATTTGCACAGGCAGTATTCGCAAATATCACTTGGATGTTGGGTGATGGGATTAGTGGATTAACTGATAATTTCGCTAAATTGTGTGTTAATCCTGCTCAGTATGTAACATCTGTTCATTGGTTGCCATTTTCAATAGGTGGAACTGATATGGTTGGAATGACAATAGGCTGGTGGGATATTGAATTACCGTCTGGTTTGAAAAAACTTGATGATTCTTTGTTTAAACGTTTCACAAGTAGCGTTACACCAGTAGTACATCCTCAGAGTGCAACGAGAGGTAACTATCTTAATTCGAGTCCTTATAGAAACTTGAGAATATGGATTCCGGCTTTTGGTGTAATGACAATAGACAGTGCCAAAGTTCCAAGTGGCAACGCGATTAATATTACAGCATGGGCAGACCCTAGAACAGGTTATGCAATGTGTATCGCTACTACACCTTTGGATACTGGTGATGCGAATGAATTATTAGGGGTGTTGTATACTAATGTTGCTGTCAATTATCAAGTGAGTGATATAAAAACTAACTATACCGCGATCGCGGACAAAGCTACGTCTGCTTTAGGAAGTCTTGCAAGTTCTGTGTTGAATCCTATCGGTGGAATCAACGGATTTATCAAAAACGGAATCGGTGCTATACAGGCTACAGGTTCAGCAGAAGTCAGCACACGCGGAACTATAGGCAGTACAATCGGATTAACGTCTGGTATTTATTGCTACTCAGATTGTCAATTATTGGTTGATGAGGACAGAGCAGACAATGGAAGACCTTATTGTAAAAACGGAAAATTTAGTACCCTAGGAAACGGTTTTTACACTGTTGAAAACGGTTCTACTCCTCTGAATGGGGCATATGAAGCTGAAATTGATGAGGTTAAGAATTTTCTGGAAAGTGGGGTGTATTATGCGTAGTTATTATAATGATAACGGAAATATGTTGCTTTTTTATATTCTTGGGAAACAACAGGGCGGTACTGTTCCTCCTATCATACCCGCAGGTGAATGGAAAACTGTAGTTACTGATACATCGGCAGGTTATCTTAACGATGTAGACATGAAAAGTAATGCCACAATTATATGGGATTATTTTCGTCAGAAACTTGGATGGAATGTAAACAGCGTTGCATCACTTCTCGGAAATATGCAAGGCGAGAGTACTCTGAATCCCGGCTTGATTGAAGTCGGTGGTGGTACTACCTCGGCTGGTGCAGGACATGGACTGGTACAGTGGACACCGGCAACTGACCTCTATAAAGTGTTAGACGTTTTATACGGCGGACATGAGGACTGGTATGATGGAAACAAACAGCTAGGAGTAATATATGCCGAATATCAAGAGAGTGTTGGTGAAGCTCACAGAGGGATTGAGCCACAGTGGTATAAAACTACCAAATATCCATGTGATTTTAGGCAGTGGGCTTTTAATCAGCTTAACTATGATTTGGAACAATTAACCTATGCTTTCGCGTCAAATTACTTGCGTCCAGCTGTAGTGGAACAGCCACGGAGAGTTGAGTACACGCGAAAGTGGCTTGATTATTTCTTAAAGGGGTGATATGATGAATGTTTTTAGCACAAATGTTCCTGTTAGTTATGACATGATTAACTTGTATACTTCCAGTTATTCACCGTCTACATTACACTGCAAGAACACTCAGTTATATTCCTATTTTCTGAGGTATCTGATTCAGAAATGTATGTCAGTATTCAAGTGGGAGTTACCGGAAGAATGGGACAAGAATTACTTCCTATATACTTTGTACTGTTGGGGGTTCTTATGTGTTTTTCACACTGACAAATATGGTGTGATTCCACAGGCGTGTGGCATACAAGGTTACAATGTCTTTTATCAGCCAACACAAGTTAATATCGCAAACCCATTGTTAACGGGTATTAACATAAGAACCATAAATAAAGATTGCGTGATTTTAAGATTACAACCAGATTGGCGAGGAGTTATGGACATATGCTCTTATTACGCTGATAATATGGCACTGACCGCGGAAACTTGTGAAATTAACATCGCTAACAGTAAGTTAGCATATATGTTTGGCGTTGATGGAAAAGTACAGGCAGAGGCATTGAAGAAAACGTTTGACCAGATTATGTCTGGGAATACCGCAGTATATTATGGTAACAATCTCAGACGTAGGGATGCTATAGGAAATACTACAGACCCATGGACAACGTTTGCTAATAAGCTGAAAGAAAACTTCATTGCACCAGATTTACAGGATACACTCAGACGGTGGGAAGAAATGTTCTGCAATGATGTTGGTATTCCGAACGTGAGGTCAGACAAGAAAGAAAGGTTGATTACAGCTGAGGCTGAGAGTAACGATTTCGAAACACAGAGTAAATGTGACTTGTGGCTTGAAGAATTGCAGAAAAGCTGTAGAAAGATTAATGTTATGTTTGGTGACAAACTGAGTAGTGCCGTGTGGGTTGACTGGCGGAAAGGTAGGGAAGATGGTTAAGATAACGATTGCTTTTCTGGTTGCTGTTGCTATTGTGATGTGGGCTGACTGGACAAAATGAGGTGAGAATATGAGTGCTTATGTTTCTGTAATAGGCTTGCTTAACTGGGATGAAAATATCATTGACAATACGTTTCTTGATGCATTCATAGCGTTGTTCAAGACCGAAACAATAGCAATGAATATGTTGGAACGTTTGGAAGATTTGCTTGTGTATGAGTGTGGGGAATTGGAAGTCACATTACCTAACCCAACATTCTTCAAAAAGATTGTCAAAAGTTGGGCAGACAATCAGACAGGAGTGTGGAAAGCGTACTACTCCGCACAACAGGCTGTAGAGGTAGATGTGAGTAACATTTTACTGAGTAGTACACAGGAAGTATTGACAGGAAAAGATGGAAAATCAAGTACCAGAACGCTGGACCGCGGTGGAAGTAATACCGCTCAGCATAATGGCAATTCTACAGCCGATAATTCCGTTTATGGTTTTAATGAAAGTGGGGCAAAACCAAAAGATAAATCTATCATAGTAGAAGATTCTACAGACACAAATAATATTAGTTTAACTGATAATGAAACAGTTGCCGATGATATAAGCAGAAATCAGACAAAAACATTCACAGATTATGGAAAATTTTTTGACACAGCTAGCAGATTGAATATGGTAGCTGAAATGAATGTTATCAACAAAATTATAGTTGATTTCAGAGATAAGTTCTGTTTGAGCGTTTATTAAAGGGGGTATAAATATGGCATTTTGGAATAAGTTCCCATTTACCAATTTTCACGAAATAAATCTGGATTGGTTAATTACTACAATGAAAGAATTAACGGACGGTTTTAATGTTCTTGACAATAGTGTTAAACAGCAGTTAAAAGACTTCAACACCACAATGACTAACACGCTCACTTCTCAGAATACGAAGATTAACGACTTTATTAATAATTATGAAGCGAAAGTTAATGATATTCCGAATCAGGTGTTGAAAGACGTTAGAATTGTTATGCATGATTATGAAACCGCTGGCGTTTTTCAAGAAATTATCGAAGATACATACGGAGCAGTCAGTTATCTAAATGACATGCAGAACAAAAAAATTGTACTTCTCGGAGACAGTTTAACAGATGAGACCAGATCTGTAAGTTGGGTTAAAAGCTTTAAGAACATGCTGACGAATACAGGCTGTACCGTATTAAGTTATGCTAAGTCTGGAGACAAAATGGCAGATCAGGCTACTAAATTCGAAGCATGTACCGTACGACCAGATATTCTGTGGATATGGTGTGGTATTAATGATGTGAGAGATCAGACAAGTTTATCCGCATTAAATACCGCTCTAAATCAGATAAGAACAAAAGTACAGAAACTTAATACAAAATGTCAGGTGTATCTAATGAGTACATACAAAAATAAGAGAGGTATGCAGTCAGGATGGATTATTCCGCAAACGGCATATTGGCGTTATATGAGTCAGTACGCTATAATCAACGGATGGACTTTTATTGATGGATTTTCAAGTGCACCTGTTATTACACCAGAGACATCAATTATGCAGAGTACTTTTTATTCTGAAACCGACAAACAGTATTTACATTACACAGCCTCTTACACCGATATTTTAGCAAGATGGATTTTAAATTGCATGATTAATCAGTCACCTGTTCCATTAGGAGACTATAAAGAACTTGTTCCATCGGCTAACTTTTCAGCAAAAATCAATGCGACCTCTAAGTTTGTACCTAACAGTGGTGGCACGTTCTGTGAATTCGGAACACATATGGTTCATGTAAGATTAGTGGGTGCTTTCACGCCAGGCTCTAATAGTCCGCAGTACACTAAAATTTGTACGTTACCAGAATTTTGCAGACCAAAACAGACTTTAGGACATGAACTTGCTTTTCGTGGTGGTGGTATTGGTTCTGAGGGTGGTCAGTATGTAGTTCCTGTTTATCTTGATGCTGATGGTAGTGTTTATTTTTATAACAGGTCATTGACATTAGAAAGTTTCATTTCTGCCACATTGTCGTGTGATATTTATATTCACGACCTTAAAACTGATTGGGAGAGAGCAGCTTCCTAAACGTGAGGGTGACTTCGGTTGCCCTCTTTTTCGCGAGTGAGTTAGTTGGAACTAACTTTGTTCCCGTCG